GCCGTAGTCGATGGTGTCGGCGTCCTCGCGCAGCGACTCGGTCATGGCGATCTCGGCGAGCGTCGGCGAGCCCATCTCCTCGTGCGCCCTGAGCGCCTTCGAGGTCGCGTTGAAGAGGTTCTCGAGCTTCTTCTCCGTCGCCTCGTCGATCTCGGTGGCGTGCTCGAGCGACTCGGCGAGCTTCTCGCCCGCGTCCGACAGCTCGTACATCGCGCTCGACATCGACTCGTCGATCTCCTCGAAGATGTTCCCGAGCATCGCGAGCAGATAGCCCGCACGCACCGTCGCCTCGTAGTACGGGCTCGGCGCGTCGCCGCTGGCCTCGGTGACGTCCGTCGCGACGCTCATCATCTCCTCGCGCAGCGTCGAGATCATGTCCATGCTGGTCGACATGATCCGCGACTTGCCCTTGCGCCGCGCCTTCTTGAGCCCCATGGCGCCGCCGAACTTCTTGAGCAGCTTCTTCATGCGCTTGACGATCTGCCGCTTGAAGATGCGCCGGTACTTCTTCGCCGCCCGCTTCGCCGCCGTGCGAACCTTGCGGTAGCGCCGCTTCGCCTGGAGCTTCTGGAGAGCGCTCTTGATCTTCTTCCGCACGAGCTTGAAGCCCTCTCCGAGCGTCTCGGGCTCGGGCTTCGACTCGTCGATGCGCTCCCCCGGCTTGGCGACCAGCTCGCGCGACGCCTCGGCGAAGTTGGTGGGCTCGGAATCGCCCACCCTCCGACCGCTCGCGTCCCTCGGCAGGGGGCCCTTCTTGACGAGCGCCGTCGTGCGGTGCATCTCGGCGCGCATCTTCTCGGGGTTGAGCCCGAACGCCTTCATCTCCTCGTTCAGAGGTCGAATGCTCCTCGGATCCTGGTTCATCTCTCGCCTCCTGCCACCGCGCGATCAGCGCACGTTGTATCTTGTCCTGGCGCACTTCCCCGCGAACTTCGCCGCGAGCGCCATCGGAAGGATCTGGTCTGCGATCATGTCGTGGGTGCGCGCGAGCGAATGCACGCTCCCGTCTTCGACGACGGACAGTGCGTCTTCGACGAGGTTCACCACCTCGGCGATGTCCACCTTGACCTGCGAGGTGAAGCCGATGAAGTCCTGCACCTCTTCGAGCTTCTCCTCACCGCGAACCTTGACCGCCTCGGCGATGTCGAGCCCGATCGCCCCTGCCATCGCCAGCTCGAGCCCCTCGAGCGTGGAACGCGCCGCCCGCAGACCTTCCCTGATCAGCACGCGGTAGCTCTCCTCGTCGTCCGAGGGGATGGACGTCGACTCGATGAGCGTTCCGAACTTCGACTTCGGCAACTCCTCGGGCTTGAGATCGACGCCGACGAACTTCTCGATTCCGTTGCGGTTCTTCTCCATCGAAACGAGCCATGGGTGCTTCGTCTCGATCTGCCGCTTCGTGGCTTCCTCGACCCCCTCTGCGGTGAGCTTCATGCCGCCGCAGTAGAGCGAGAGCAGCTCCGTCATGTCGGCGGAAGCATCACCACCCGACAGCATCGCCTCGACAGCCGCCGTCGCGCGCTCCCTGACCTCACGCCCCATGTCGGTGACGCTCCTGAGCGGGATGTCGAGCCGCTCGGAGACCCCCAGCGCGATCGATCCCTTCTCCTCGTCGAGCGAATAGGCGACGCGAAAGAACTCGCCGCCCTCGTTCAGCACGATCGCGTGAGAAGGATAGGTGCCGATCACCTCGACCTGGACATCCGCGCCCCCGAACTGGTCGCGATGCTCCATGACGGTGCGATGCACCTCGCCGATCGCCTTCTCGAAGCTGCCCTCAAGGAGCCTGGAGATGAGGTCGGATTCGACGAATTTTTCGCTCATGTGCCACCGATCTGAATGGTGTGCCAGTGCAACGCCACAACCCTACGACCATCGAACGAACAGTGTCAAGCATGCACAGACAGACGACGGACGACCATATATGTCGGAAACATCTCGCGCCGTCCGTTCTGAGGTCGCCATCGATGGGAGAGTACCACGCGATCGACGCTCCGTCACATGGAGAGCTGCGCGGAGCTGCGGAGAGAACCTCGGATGTCGTGCATGAGCCCCGCGAGTCCGTTGAATCGCCGTCGAAGATCTACGTGCTCACGAAGCACGCGCTCGAACTTGGCATCGGCCCGCTTCTCGGCCTCGCGTCCACCACCCTCGAACGCCTTCCGCCAGTCCTCCTTGGAGACGGCATGGATGATCTTCGAGATGCGATGCTCGAGCAGGTCGGTTGACGCACTCGGCGGCGTCTTCCCCTCCATCGGCCCCATGGTGAGCTGTTGAACCTGTGCGTCCACCTTCGCCGTGGAGATCTTCTCGCTGTTCCGCTCGCGCATCACCGTGACCGCCTCTTCTTCCGAGAAGCCGTAGATGTGCGTGAGCACCCACTTCGAGCCGACGTCTTCCTTCATCCGCATCGCGAGGTCTGCCTTCGCACTCAGCACCTCGACACGCGCCAGCTCGAGGATCTGCGACGGCACCTCCATGCGGATGTCGTAGTCGATGTTCTCCACGTTTTTTCCCTGCGCGATGAGATGCACCCGACCGACCTTTCGCCATCCGCACCGTTCTTCGCGCTGCACCCGCATCACCGTCCGCGCGAATCGAATGTCCTCGCTCGCGAGAGCGTTCCGCTGCGCCTCGCCGCCGTAGCCCATGTAGACCTTGGGCACCTTGAGCGATGAGACGAGCTTGTCGCGGTGGTACTCGAGCGTCTCGACCTCGGAATAGTCGGGGCCCTGAAGCACCTCGATCTCAGTCGAGCGCTTGCCCGCGCGCGTGGGCACGAAGAAATCCTCATCCATGGCGAGCGGGTTGTAACGCATGTCCAGCTCGCCCGTTGATGGGTTCACGAACTTGTGGCGGGTGTAGGAGTTCTTCACGCGGTTGACGTAGGCAAGCCCGCGCTCGGCATCCATCTCGCCCACGTCGATGTAGAAGGCGTACCTCGACGGTGCCCGCTCGAGCTTGTAGATGAGCAGCGCATCCTCGAGCAGAGAGAGCCGTTTCCAGAACTGCCGCGCAGGCTCGATCACGCCATGCCCGTAGGTCGAGCGCATGTGCTTCCCGCGCAGGCGCCAGTGGACGACCTCCCAGTCCTCGAAGACGGTGAGCAGACCAGGAATGCGCTCCGACTGCGGGTTGGTGTACCGCATCTCGGCGATCCGATAGAACTCCTCGATGGTGATGTTGAAGCGCCCCTGGATGTCCTGCATGAACCCAAGCAGCACACCCCTCGGATCCTCGATCCGTCGCATCGTGGGCGGGGGCAGGTAGTTGACGCCAATGACCCCCGTGTCGTTCACGATCAGCTCGCCGAAGACGTTGCCGTACTTCGAGAGCGTGCGGGTGTGCCCCCAGATGTCCTCTTCGACGAGCACCCGCTTGTGGAGCATGGCGTTGAGATCGTCGGAGACCGTCTTGTCACGCGAGGTCGCCCAGATCGAACGCTCGGTGTCTGCGCTCGGCACCGTGGCGTCATCGGCGTAGATGTCGAGCGCGCACTCGACCTCGGGGTACTCATCCATGTCCTCGTAGTCGATGTAGCGCGACTGCAAGTCCTGGTCGATGTAGAGGTAGCTCGAAAGAGCGTCGTAGCCGAACTGGTTGACGAGGCTGTAGGGGATGCCAGCCCGCGCCGTCATCGGGAGCCCACCGCGTCGAAGCTCTTGAGCCTGCATCTCGGGCGCGCGAGCGAAGAACTGTCGGATGCCGTTGGCGACCTTGCTGGTGAACCCCTCGAAAATTCTGCGTCGCGCCATGGTTCAACCTCTCACGAACGGCAGCGGGAAATCCTTCGACTTCGTTTTCGGTTGCCGCGACGCGGCACCACGGTCCACCTGGACCAATCCACCCGTGACCCACGACGCTTCCCGCTCAACCGCCGCCTGAGTCGTACCAGACCGAACTGGTGGAATGGGGCGCCCTGGGCTCCGCTGCGTCAGAGCATACACCACCCCCGCGAGCGCGTCAGCGATGTCTTTCGATCCTGGCTTCCCATCCGAGTCGGTCGCGGGATGGTCGATCTTGAACCCACCACTCGTGCGCGGCACACGTTGAAGGTTCCGCAGCTCCCGCACGAGCACCTCGTTCCCCGACGTGCGGATGCGCCCCTCGTAGAACGCCGACTTGAGCACGTCGTAGGGCATCGTCGTGCGATCAACGCTCGCCACCTCGGCCTCGATGCCCCGCTTGCGGTACTGCTGGAGAGCATCTGCCGAGTTCCATGAGTCCATCGAAACGAAGGCGATGTGGAACCCGTGCTCTTGGAACTGGTAGATGATCGAACGGATGTTCCCGAAGTCGATCTCATCGCCAGGGGGCGGAACGACGCGCACCTCGAAGTCGGTCTCGATGACGGGGGCGATCTCGTTGTACTCCTCCCCGTCGTCACCCTTCCGAACGACCTCCGTCCATCCCGAGATATGAGCGATCACCACCCCCGTCGCATCACCCGTGAGCGATGGATCGACGTGGGCGTATCGGGCCGCGCCAGGGTGTCGCAGCGGACGCCACGCCTGTTCCTCGAACCCGCCTGGCAACGTGCGCGTGTACTGCTCCGCGATCCGGCCCCAGTGGATTCTGAAGAGCCCCCCATCGACCACCTCGTCGACATCGGTCGCCACTGGCAGGTCTTCGTAGATCGACTCGAAGATCTTCATCGACCGCTGGAAGTACGGGGAGACCGACTCGGTGGCGATGCCAGCGATGTCGCGCAACGACCCGTCGATGTCGTTCTCGAAGTCCTTGCGGTAGTCGACGGGCACCTCGATGATCTGCAACCCCATGTCGCGATAGAGCTGCTCCTCTTCCTGGTCGCCGCTGAGTATCCTGCTCTGCACCCGCTCATCGCCAGAGACCACCTTGAAGGTCGCCGTCGAGAAGTGGTCCTTCGACTTCACGTCCCACGTCGAGTATTCGCGGATGAACACGGTCGGGTCTTGCCGCTCTCGGGCCTCGATGATCTTCTTCTCGATGAACGCCGACGGTCGCTCCTTCGACGAGATGACGAAGAGCACCCCTGGCAACGTGCCGACCCGTTGGAATCGGCTCTTCATGCGTCGGTTGATGCTCTTGTAGATCGCTTCGCCCTGGTCGATGGAGACGATCTTGCCGTGCCGATCTGCCTGCTTGATGTTCCCCATGAAGCTCGACTCATCGATGAGCCCAGAGAAGGCGTTGAGCCCGATGATCGCACTCGAGCCTGTCGAGCCAGCGACCACCTGGATCGACTTGGGGAAGCGAATTTCCATCATCGACGGCGCCGACTTGTACCCCACCTCGCGAAAGAACGGCGACGCCGTGATCTTCCCGATGAACTCGTTGATGACGACCCGCCGCGCCGTCTTCTCCGTCACCGAGAGCATGGCGAGGTAGATGTTCGAGCCGGGGTCGATGCCATAGGCGCGCTGCGGGCTCCGCAAGCAGAGCATCTGATAGAGCACGTAGGTCAAGGCGAGCGTCGCAAAAAAGCTCTTCCCCCACCCGATCGACCCACCAAGGATCGCCTCGGAGTACCCCCCCGAGAACACTTCCTCCATGTCCCCGTGGAGCTTGGGCCAGAGCGAACGCCCGACCTCGCCCATGTAGTAGCTGTCGGAGAGGAAGGTCTTCACATCGACGGGGATCGTCTCGTACTCGGTGTCGACGACGCTCGAGAACCCGTCTTCCTTCCCCGCGACGAGCTTCTCGTACACCTCGACCAGCGCGGCTCGTTCCTTCTCGGGAAGACGTTGGATTTCCTCGAATAGTAGCTCAAGCTCTTCGTCTTCGGTCCTGACGGAATGGGTGCGCCCACCCTTGTCGATGATCGGCATCTACTCGCTCGCGTCGAGAGCACCACTCATGTCGGCGTGCATCTCCAATTTACGCACACGTTCGATGAGCGTTACCACTCGACGACGGCTTTCGGGGTTCCCGAGCACCTCGGCTGTCTCCCTGGTGTACTCGGAGACGTTCAAGCTCGAGCCCGCACCTTGCCGCGCCGTGACGAGCGATCGGACCTTGGCGAGATGGACCAGGGTTTCCCGTGCTTCACCGAACTCCCTGAACAGCCCCTCGAGCGGTTGCACGGCATCGTTCTCGAGTTCCATGAGCCACTCGATGCGATCGCGCTGCGCCAGGTACAACCCCTCGAGTTCGATCTCGAGGTCCATGTTTCGCTTGAGCCGCTTGTAGAGGTTGCGTGTGAGCGTACTCGGGAGCCGATTCCGCCCGTTGTCCCGTCCCTCGGCAGCTTGGATTTCCAAGCCAGAGACGTCCTGCTCCTGCTGAATGAGCCCCGCCGCGCGTTCCTTCAACGCCTTGGCGAGCGTCTTGGTGTTGATCGACCGCAGCTCCCGCAGCGTCTCTTGGATGAACTTCGCGACATCATTCGACGAAGTGCCCTCTTTGAGCATCGCGTCGATGTCGTTGATCGAACGGAGATCGGCGATCTTTTCCGAAACCGTCAGTGCTGTCGATGGAGCCTTAGACACAAGTCTATTATTGACAGTCTACACCCATACGTCAAGACGGATAGCCGTCAAACGTCGGGCACCTCGGGATCCTTCGCCCAGGGCAGGAGCCCGACGAGCTTCGACTTCTTCGCCTCATCGACGAGCCTGGCATCGAACTGCGCGTCACGGTTCTCGTACACGCGCACGCGCTCGCCCTCGTACTGCTCGAGGATGGTCCCGCCAGCCGCGTCGGTGTAGAAGGGGGCTCGCTCCCCCACGAAGACCTTGTGCTCGAACTCTCGAACCTTGCCCATCGTCTCCTCCATACGCACCCTGGGTGCATCTACTCGGCGTCGCCCATCTCGGCCCTGGCGTTGAGTCGCTTCACGATGCCCCCGATGCGACCGAAGATGCCGTAGGTCTCGTCGCGGAAGTCCATCCACGCTGGGATGAGGTTGACGATCGCCTGCTTCGCCTCGCCCGAGTTGCCGTCGGCGATCTCTCGGAGGTTGCGGAGCACGAAGGCGCCGCGCTCGGCCCCCGAACGAATCGCAGGGGTGAGCGACTTCATGATGCGCTGCGCGTCGGCGACCACATCGTCGGGGCCCATCTTGGAGATGTCCACCGATCCCGCTGGCTTCTTGCCCTGCCCCTTGGCTCGCCGCGTCTTGGCGCCGATGCTCTTGGCGATGGCATCGACCTGATCGCGGGTGTTGACGAACGAGCCGTACATGGTGCCCATCTCTGCGTCGTGCGAACGGATGGCGTTGGCGATCGCCGTGAGATCGAAACCGCTCTCCTCGGCGACGGAGAGGATGTCGCTCGCCGACGACATCACGCGATCGAGCGCCCTGATGTACTTCTCGAGGGGAACGACTGCCAGCCCCGCCTGGTTGAGAAGCATCTGGCCTTCCTCGTCAGGCGGGAGCATCGACGGCTCCTTGACGACGTAGGAGGTCTGCCCGACCGCCATGGCATCCTCGAGCACGTTCGAGAGCCTCGAGAACTCGTCGCCACCCACAGATCGAACGCCCGTGATCTTCTCGCACAACCCACGAAGCTCGCCAGCGATGCCAGCGCTGTCGACGTGGGCTGCGTGCATCAATGACCTCGCCATCCGCTCGTTCCTCCGAGCGAATGGTATCACGTCGAGACGAGCGCTTCTAGCTTCGCCGCCATGAGCAACAGCTCGGAGCGAAGCTGGTCGACGGGGATGCCGCGCAACGAACCGACCGAGACGCCCGAGTGCAACTCGCCCTCGGCGTAAGCCGGGATCGACTTTCCCGCGCCATCGAAGACGGTGGGCTTGTCCAGCTCGCCGATCCACCCCGCCAGGTCGCTCTTGATCGTCTTCAACTCGGCGATCATCTTCTCTCTGCTGATGTTCATGATCCACTCTCCTTGGCGGCGATTCTCTGCGCCGCTTCCTCTCCGTACACGATGCGGCGATCGTGCTCATCGACCGCGATCACCGCGAGCCCCGTGACGCGCTCGAACATCTTGAGCCACTCACCGTTGCGGAGTCGCTCGTGTTTTGAGTAGTAAGCGCAGAAGTTCATGGCGATCACCCCGAGCAAGAAACCGCGATGTTCCGACTTCGTAACGTCCTGCGCGCAAGCGAGCGCTTCTTCGATCACCTCTTTGGTATCGGACGGGATCGAGAACTGGTAGGTGTGCCACTTCTCGGCTTCCTTCTTCTCGGCCTCGATGTCGACCTGCGACGGGACGCCAACCCCCTTCACCCCCGAGGCCCCTGGCAACTTCATGGGGCGTTTCGTCTTGAGCGGGGGCAAGGGTGGCGTCGGTGGCGATGGCGGCGGATCGATCGGCTGGTTTGACGAAGGCGACGTTGACGCGAAAGATTCGTCGTCCACCTCATCCTCGATGGGCGGGGTTGTTCCCGAGGGGGTGATGTTCGCCGCTGGCAACGCTGGCGGCGGAACACGATCGAGGATGTCGAGCCTGAACTGCGCGCTCCCGTTGGCCTTCTTGAGAGCCGCCCGCTTCGCGCGGATCAGCTCGGTCTTCGTCGACTTCGACGCCAACTCGAACCACTCGTCAGCGTTGTCCACGTCGACGATGCCGATCAACTCCCGCGCCTTCGTCCACCCCAGCGTCTCGACCCGTTCCGCAAGATCGGGCCGTGCTGCGAGCTGCACCGAGAACCACCAGTAGATCGCGGCGAGGTACTGCGCCGACCTGAACGAGTAGTCGAGTTCCTCTTCGACGTACTCCTTGAACGTCTCGTACCCCTTGCCGATGCGGCGGTAGAGCTTCTTCGTGACGACATGGAAAAGCAGCTCCCCGAGCTGCGAATGTGCCTTCTCCTGAAACCGCATGGTCTCGACGATCTTCGAGTGGACCGCCTTCGCCTCGACCTCGTTGACCGAGAGCACGTCGTACTTGACTGGCGAGCCCGTCACCGGCACAAGGTTCGAGGATGCGGTTTCCGAGATGACCTTCCCGCCGCCATCGAGGTGAACCTCCCTGCTCACGCCACCGCCCTTCTTCGCGATCTTCACCACCTTGCCATCCGTCATGATGCAATCTCCTTAGCTATCTGTCCGAAGAGCCATCTCCCCACCACCCACGCATCGGCCTCGTGCCCACTCTTCACGTCGATGCACAGGTCGGTGGTGATCATCGACTCCACCACGTCTTTTTCGGGGGCGCCGTAGCCGAACAAGAACGCCCTCGACTCCTTGGGCGCCACCACCATCGGAATCAGTCTGAGAGCGAGATAGAGCTGCGTCTTGATGACGCCCGAGACCTCGCCGAGTTGATGCGACTGCCACTTCTTCCCGTGGGCGAACCCCTCCATGGCGACGTACTGGACCGAGAAGTCTCTCGCGATGCCGATGACCTCGTTCGCGATGTTGAGCAAACGCTCGACGTGCTCGGCCTCGGTATGCGTCGGTCGCGTCTTGATCGTGTGCGATCGAAGCACATGCCCGCGATCGGTGAGGATCACGATGCCCGTGTTCGCGAGCGAGGGGTCGATGCCCATGAGCCTACCAGGAACGATCAAACCCCGCGCACTCGCAAGGGCCCCACGGGCGACGCCCACCATATTCACACGCAGGGATTTCTCGTTTACCTTCGATCGCCTCGCGGATGGCAATGATCTTCTCCCTCTGTGCCTTGATGACCTTCGAATCGTAGTAGACGGGGCACTCGAGCATGCCGTCGAGCACGTCCTTCGCCCCCCTGTCGACGTAGAGCACGCGCCCCTTCTTGAGCCCCGTCAGGTCCATGTACCACATGGTCTGCGTGGCATGGCTCGGCTCGACCCCCTTGTCGCGGTGCCACTTGAGCCCCTTCGCCGACGTCGACTTGATGTCGATGATCTCGGGCTCGCCGCTCCCATCGGACCTGCGAAGGATGCCGTCGCTCCATCCCGCGAATCGCAACGCGAGGTCGTAGACCGACACCTCGATGAACTCGAAGCCGTGACGCCAGCCCCGTTTCATGCCGCACTCGTCGCACTGCTTCGGCATCGCCATCGCCGACTTGACCGTCACCTTGCGTTGGGCTCGAGAGCCGTGCGTCCAAATCTCCGCGACGTCGGTCGCATCGATGCCGTACTCGGACCCGCAGTCCGAGCACTTCCACCCGCCGTACAGCACACCCATCGGCCCGAGCACCTCGTTCTGGAGCATCGTGTGACACGCCGTTCCGAGATCGGGGATGAACTTGCGCGCCTTGATGAGTGGCACGTTCATCCGTCCCGCGAGCGCATACGCGCGCGAGCACCCATCCGAAATCATGCTCGGGGAGAACCACGTATCCTTCGTGATGTGGGTTTCCTTCGTGCCGAGATACCACTCAGCGATGCCCGTCACGAGCGGAGAGACGCTCTCGGCCTCGACGTAGTGATCGGCGCGAGCCTCGACCGCACTGCGTTCCGCGACGCGCCTGTGCTCCCTAACGACGTCTGCGAGCCCCATCCTGGTCCTCCCTCTTCATGATGCCGCGCTCGATCAACTCCTCGCGGATCAACTTCACACCATCCCTCGCGCCGTTCGTGCCGTAGAACGACCGACCGAGCGAAGGCGGAATCTGCCATGGATGCTCTGGCGGCGTCAGGTTCCATGGCTCGTCAGACTCCATGATAACACCTATCCGACGCCTTTCATCTACCAATAACCGTGTGTCAAGGGCTCTCCAGGCGATAGTTTGCACCAAAGGGTCGGAATCGTCAAACGACCACTGCACCAGATGAAGCGAAAGGGTGTGGAGCGGGGTCTTGCACCCGGCCTCCTTGATCCTGTCGAGCGCGTGCAAGATGATGGTGTCGACGTTGCGCCACTCCTCGGCGTTGTGCTTGTTCCAGATGTCCTGCCACGGCATCGAGAACGGAAGCCGCACCTTCCTGAGCGCTTCCACCATCCCGAGCATGAGCTTGACAGGGGGGTCGCCTTCCTGACCCATGCTACTCCTCGTCGTCTCGTTGCAGCCGAACGAACACCGATCGCGGGATCATCACCCAATCCCCCTCGGGGGGCTTGAACGGTCGGTGGTGTTCGATCCACATCTCCCGCGCGATGGCGTCGAGCACCTCGGCATCGAAGCGAACGGCGAGCATCGGGAACTGCCCAAGCTCGCGAGCCTCGTTGAAGATCTTCACGAGCCAACGCGCCTCGAGCCGTAGCGACTTCGCGCCGTCCGTCGTCTTGCACTCGGTCAGGAACTCGAGCCCCTGCGCCTCGACGTCCCGCACGTCTCCCTTGGCACCTGGCCTTGAACCCGATGCCGCCTGGCGACGCCCACCAAGCGCTCGAGCCGTGTCGCGTTCGTGTCGCTTGGGCTTGAGCTGCGTCGCCCGCTTCTTCTTCTCGCGTTCACCGCCCAAGCCATACGGCATGGGGATCCTACGCGGAGCATCGTCGTCCATCACGCCGCCTCGCCCCGCACGATCCGCTCGAAGATGAGCTTGCGGAGTGCTGCGATGACGTCGGGGTCGGAACGGATCGCCTGCTTGACGTCGTCCTGCGTCTTGTAGGTGTTCCCGAGGAAAATGTACCCCGCACCTGCCTTCTTCACGATGAGCCCGAGGTACTCGGCGCGTGTGAAGAAGTAGTGGTCTTCGATGACCGTCCCGATGCGATGGACGTCGGTGTTCCGCATGCAGAGCGTGAACGTCCCCTCGCTCTTCGTCGTCGCAGCCGTGTTGTTGCGGGTGATCTTGAACTTGAAGGTCTGCTCGGCGACCTTCGTGATCTGGTCCTTCTCGGTGATCTTGTCGTTGATGGTGTCGAACTCGGGGGTGAAGAACCGCACCTCCGTCTTCGCCGTGAAGTCGGGGGCGAGCCCGCCTGGTCGCGTCGAGGGGTCGCCGAACATGACGCCGATCTTCATGCGAATCTGGTTCGTCCAGATCTGCGTAAGCCCCCACCCGCTATCGGCGAGCCGCGCCGTCTTCGACGAACCCACCGCGAGTTTCTTGATCGACTTCGACACCACGCGAGCCTGGAGCCCCACGTTGGCCTGCGTGCTCGACCCCTCGAAGTCCTCCGATGGCACGAGCATGGCGATGGAGTCGACGCCGATGAAATCGACCATGGTAGACCCGGCGAGCATCCCGAGAATGTCGGCAGCTTCCTCCCCCGTCATGGGGCGCGAGTAGACGAGTCGATTCGTGTCCACCCCGAGCGTTCTCGCCCACAGCTTGTCGAAGGCGCCCTCGGTATCGACGAGCGCGCAGATGTACTCCTCGTAGCTGTTCGCCATGAGAGCGGCAGACCACGCCTCGACACGCACCTTCCACTCCGTCGGCTTCTCCCCCTTGAGCTTCGGCGGCGGCGGCGGCATCGGCACGAGTCCCTGCGCGATGCAGTCGCACTCCGCATCGGCGTACCAACGGATGTTGGCGTCGGGTGCTGGCGCCGAGTCGGCATCCTTCCCCTTCTTCCCTCTCTTGCCCTTCCCCTTCTTGCCCTTCCCCCGCCCCTTCTTCTGCTCGGGCTCGGGGTCTTCCTCGGCTTCGACCTCGACGGCTTCGACCTCGGATTCTTCATCCTCGGGTTCGCTCGCCGCCAGCTCGTCAGCGGGCTCTTCGTCGACCACCTCGCCTTCGACCTCGGCGACGACGTCGGGAACGGTCTCGGGGGTGAACACCTCCCCCGAAGCAGGATCGATGACTCGCAGGTTCTTCGCGGGACGCAGACACCGACGACAGAGCTTCTGAGCGTTCGCGATGGAGAGCAGCACCACCGTGGTCTTCCCACCCGAGCGCTCTCCCCACAGCACCGTCGCCTGACCGACGACGATCCCGCCCTCGCCTCGAGCGTTCGCACCGAGCGCGGCATCAAGCGCCGTCGAGCCCGTCGAGATGCGCCGCCAGTCCTGGCAGTCCTCGGCCCGCTTGACCGACGATTCGCCACACGTCTTGATGATTCCACCGATGACGCCTGCGAGTCGATCGCCCATTAGAAGTCCCCGCCCTTCTTGCCACCACCCCTGATCGCATCGACCTCTTGCTGGATGCGCGACTCGACCCAGCGCACCGCGAACTCGTCGGCTGTCTCGGCATCCTCGGCGTAGCACGGCACCTCGATGCCGACGTCGATGCGTGCCGACTCGAACTTCCCGAGGTTGAGCGTGAGCCCGTAGCCACGCCGAACGATCGCGGGAGTCGTGTCGAAACGATGCACGTCGAGCGTGATCGGGTCTTCGCCGAACTCGGTCTCTTCGTCGCCCTCGGGGCCCTTCTTGATGAACCGTCCGCGCACGAATGCCACGATCGCCTTCTCGCTGGTCTTCATGTTCAGCTCCCTGTGCTCTTCAGAGCGTCTTCGAGGTTCTCGCAATCGACGGGAACCCCCGCCGCGCGCCAACCCTCCATGATCGCCTTGTTCATCGCCGCGATGTCGATGGGCGGGTCAAGCCGCCCCTTCTCCCCGATGATCTCGAGCACCACGTTCGCCTGCTCGCGGGTGTAGAAACGGAACCACCGCTCACGCCCATCCGAGCCCTGGAGCAGTCGATAGGGGGTCTTGGGCATGATGCCCTGACGCTCCCAGTGGTTCACGCACTGCACCGACCGCCCGATCGCCCTCGCGAACGCACCAATCGTGAACAGCTCGATGGAGCCACCGTTGCCCGTCTCGAACTTGCGCCCGTGCGCGTACTTGGGCAGGCGCACGCGCCCCTGCGACCGCTGCTCCTCGCGGTACTCGCGCGACCGCTGGAGCACCTTGCCCCTGTACTCGGGGTCGTTTGCGTATCGCTCGCGCCGCCGCTCGCTGATCTCACCACGGTTTTCACCGTAGTATTCCTTGAAATAGCCTTCCTTGTTGGGCATGGTAGCCTCCACACTCACATCGTAGTTACATAATCACAGTTTGTCAAGGCTATCCAACGACCTTGAAACTGTTGCTCTTGTAGTACCTTCTCCTGCCCCGCTCTGCCCTCGCGGTCATGGCGATCCCGACGTCGAAGATGTCGGCCACGACGATCCGAGGTTTCCCCTCGCACGTCGCCGCCCGCCAGGGGCAGAGATGCTCGCAGCGTTCTGGCTTGATCATCCCGCCATGCCTCTTGGGGATGCAGAAACGACGCCCGCGCCCGATGGCTTGCTCAACGTCACCGCTCGGGGTGGCAAAGAGGATGGTGTCGATCGCAGGAAGATCGATCCCCTCGGCACACATCTGGTACGTGGCGAACACCACGCGCGCTCGCTCGGCCTCATGAAGTTCCTCGTCGGTGCGACGACGTCGCTTCTCCGTCATCCGTTGCGCGACCTGCGCGACCTGCGCGAGATGAAAAAGCTGATCGTTGGACAGCACCTCGAGCAAGACCTCGATCACGTCCCCGATGTTGTAGCTCCCCATGACGGCGTTGAAGGTGTCGGTGTCGATGGTGACGAAGTGGAGCTTGAGCTTGGGATCGAGCGGCGGGGGCTCGGCGACGCCTTCCATCCCTTTCTGCACGAACCACTTCGTGCGTTCTGCTTCGTCGAGGTCTTTCGCGACTACGATGCGCCCACCGCCAGCTCCGTCGGCTGTCTTGCGCCGCGAGATCGAGGTGTAGAGCTTCTTGATGGCTTCCTCGCGCCCGCCGTCGGCCATGTTCCACATGCCTCGCTTGAGCGGGAGCACCTTCTCGCCCGTGAACCAGTCGCCGACGTAGTAATCGGCTGTCACGTCAGGCATCCCTGGGAAGGTCTTCATCGATTCGCGGAGCGTCCGAAGATGCTCGAGCCGATGGGAGAGCACCATCACCTTGCGCGCCGAAGGCGCCGAGAGCATCTTGCGAAGCTCGGTGAGGATGACTCGGTTTCGCTCCTGCGACCTGACGATGATGTTGATGACGATCGGGTTCTTCGCATCCTCGCGCTCGACGTACTTGTCCCACTTCCCGCGAGGCTTGAACGGAAGCATCCGCACCGCAGGCACCGGCATCTCCGTCTGCGCCTTCGTCGTGATCGGCCCGATGTGATTCCAGAAGACGACGTCAGCACCGTCTTTGCGTCTCGGCGTCGCGGAGAGCCCGAGCCTGAAGGTCGCAGGGAACCGCTTTGGAAGCTGTGACCACGTTGGCGCACCGATGCGATGCACCTCATCGACGACCATCACGCCAGGCCAGGTATAGAGCGCACGGGGGTAGCGCGTGCCGTCGTCTTGAAAGAGCGACTGCACCATGGCGATGACGATGTCCTTCCCCTCGAAGTCGCAGACGTCCTCGCGCACGATGCCGACCCGCGCCCCTGGCAGGAACTCGGCGATACGCTCTGCCCACTGCTTGAGCAAGAACTCCTTGTGAACGAACACGATCGCCGTGCGCCCAAGCTCGGCGATGACCGCCAGCGCCACGTTGGTCTTCCCGAACCCTGTCTTGCCCTGAAAAATCTGCCCGAGAGACCGCCCCCGCTTGATGTCTTCGTTGAAGCTCGTGAACTGGTCGAAGTTGAAGATGAGCTGCTTGACGACGTCGCCCTGCTCCTTGTAGGGCCCGTCGAAACGGATGCACGATTCGAGTTTGATCGGCGAGCCATCGCTCGTCGCCCATGTGTAGACGTGATCCTGCTTCACCTTCGAGAAGAACCATGAGCGAGGAACACCGAACGACGAGGGGGTCTCGGCGTACATCTGGATCGGAGCGACCTCGGCGTCCTCATCCCCGAAGTCGTACTTGCGAGGGGTGACGGTGAGCTGTCGCTTCATCTCCTCGATGCGGCTCGGCTCCATCTCGGAACGAAGGAGCCACACCATGCCATCGACCGTGACCTGCATCCGACCTCCAAAAAAACAGCGGGGGTGCCTCGGGAGTCGAACCCGAATCCACTGACCAACTGAGGTTTCTCAAGCCTCAGAATGGAAGGTTGGTAAGACGAGTTTTCCAGGCTCGTCCGATCCCATCAACATCGAGCGATTGATCGGTCGTTGGTCTTGACCTCTTTCCTCGCTCTCTGCTCCCAACCAACACCCCGCACCTTGGCGGCATCCCCTGGGATTGAGCCAGGGCCCGGCAATTCTGATCACCAGGGAACCTTCCATGCCGTAAGAACCGAACCGAACCCGAAGAGGAGCCGAACCGTTCCTGAGATCGCGGGGCACACCGGAGATCAGCCCGGTGTGATGCGCGCCCCGCGTCTCCCCTGGGGCCATGGTGCCGCCGCGCACACGCGAGCACCAAGCAACCCCTCACCGTCAGCCCATCGGAGCACCATCCCTTTCTTCCGCCGACGCGCGGGGCCGATTCCCTTCCGCCGACGCTTCCAATATGATGCGTCAACAACGGTTTGTCAAGCGTTATTGAAAGAAATTTCACGGAATATTCTCGTTTTCTTCGTCTTTACAGGTTTCAAGCCTCCATCTTACCACTTATGTTTATACCTGTTGTTAATGAAATATTTGAGATACCGTGGTATGTGAGCAAATTAGTGAAATTTTTCCCCACCCCGAATCTTATAAAACTCAATGAGACTTTTCATATGATGCCAGTTGGTATCTCTATTGAATTATCAAACAACAATACAATATTGAGAAATAAAATCTCAAATCTTTACAGTTATTGGGACACAAAAGGAGG